AGCTTAACAGTTTCCGATGAACTCTATAAAGCTGTTTCTAGCCCAGATTTAATTATACAAAGTTTAGATAATATCAATGTAGAGAAAAGAGAGATTCCATGGATTTATACTTTCATGGATCCTACTGTTGTAGAAGTTGCTGCCGGACCATTAGCTTCTTTTTCTCAACAAAAACTATACGAGATAATCCTACCAGCTTCATTAAGAAAAAGTATTAACTCTCCCAAAAATGATCTTGAAAAACAAATTGTTGCTACCTTACCCAAGGCTATGCTAGAAGCAGCAAAAACAAAATTAGGATACCCATTAGATCCTGAAAAAACTATAGTCTATCACTATAAAAAAGACGATTGGCAGAGCTGGGCTTTTCCAATGATATATGCAATCATGGATGACATCACCGTTTTAGAAAAGCTTAAACTAGCAGATATGTCTGCGTTGGATGGGGCTATATCAAATATTAGAATTTTTAAATTAGGAAGTCTAGAACACAAGATTGCTCCGACCAAAGCAGCCACAGCTAAATTAGCTCAAATTCTTGGCAATAACGTTGGTGGCGGCACGATGGATCTCGTATGGGGACCAGATATTGAACTAATAGAAAGCAAAACTAGTGTTCATCAATTTTTAGGAGAAGGAAAGTATATACCACATTTAAATTCAGTATATGCTGGATTGGGAATTCCTCCTACTTTGACCGGAACATATGGCTCAGCCGGGACAACAAATAATTTCATTAGCCTCAAGACTCTTACACAAAGACTTCAATACGGCAGAGATGTATTGAGTGATTTTTGGGAAAAAGAAATTGCCATTGTTCAGAAAGCTATGGGCTTTAGATATCCTGCTAGAGTAGAATTTGATAGAATGGATTTAAGTAATGAAGATGCTGAGAAAGCACTTTTAATTCAATTAGCAGATAGAAATCTAATCAGCGACGAATTATTACAGAGCCGCTTTGGTGTCGATCCCGATATGGAAAAGAGTAGACTTAATAGAGAATCTAGAGATAGAAAGTCACAAAGAATGGTACGCAAAGCTGGTCCATGGCATGATCCACAATTAGAAAACTCTCTCAAGAAGATAGCTCTACAAGGTGGAACAGTAGCCCCAAGTCAAGTTGGTTTAGAACTAGAAAAAAAGAAGAGCGGAGAGAAGAATGGTTTGGAGATCAAACAAGAATTAGCAATCCCCAAAACTCCTATTGGCGCCCCATCTCCAGTAGTACAGCCACAAACAAACAATAAGCTTCCGGGACAACCAGGACAGGGTCGTCCTAAAAACTCTAAAGATACGGAGCCAAGAAAGACTAAAAAGTTTGCCCCTCAAACAGGAGCCAAGCTTAATCTTTGGGCGTTAGCAACACAAGATAATATTAGTAATATCATTAATCCTATTATTTTAGAATATTTTAATAAGAAAAATTTACGTAGTTTGTCTAATGAAGAAACTAAAGAGTTAGATAAAATTAAAACCAAAGTATTTTTTGGTCTTAATCCATTTGATTCAATTAATCAGGATTCTATAATATCTAAGATAACATCCAATAATGATTCTAATATTTTAGAAGTAATTAATCAGTATAGTGTATGGTTAAGTCAGTTAAAGGCCGAGATCAATAGAGATTTATCCGTAGAAGAAGTTAAACAGGCTAAAGCTTCTTTCTATGTGGCACTAAACTCACAAGAGGTTTAAATCATGAAAATTTTTGCAGCAGAAATAGAAGATGGTCTTGAGCACGAAATAGCCACTTCTGCATCAATCACATATGCATGTCTTGCGGAGCCGGTAGCTGACACTAACGAAAAGCAAAAGATAAAAGAGGTCAAAAGTATTGCATCTATTGAGGACTCTGATTTATACTACGTTCAATCTATTTTAGTTAGTTCTTCTTGGAATAAAAATGATGATATTTTTGACAAGGTAGAAGTATGGAAAGCTAAAAATACCCCAGAAGATAAACCAACTAATTTAGAGCATGATGAAAGTACAATAATCGGACATATGACTGCAAATTGGCCAATCACAGAAGATGGTAATCCAATCGATATGGACACATCGTACGACTATCTTCCGGATAAATACCATATTGTAACCGGCTCAGTAATCTACAGAGGTTTCAGCAATCCTGAGCTTAGAGACAGAGCTGAGAATTTGATTGCAGAAATAGAATCTGGCAATAAGTTTGTTAGTATGGAGTGTTTCTTTAAGGGTTTTGATTATGGACTAATTAATAAAAGTACTAGCGAATATAAAATATTACCAAGAAATGATAAAACAGCTCATTTAACAAAACACTTAAGATCTTATGGTGGCGCAGGCGAACATGAAAACTATAAAATTGGTAGAGTATTAAGAGACATTACATTTTCTGGAAAGGGATTTGTTAATAAGCCCGCTAATCCAGATAGTATTATTTTTTCCCAAGAATCAATTTTGAACAAAAAAAACACTAATTTAACCGAAACAGGTGTATCTATGAATAAGTCAACTTCCACAGCGGAGAATATCGAAATGAGTTCAGAAACAACAATACAACCAGAAGTAGTTGCAGAAGTGATCGAATCAGTAGTTACAGAAACTGTAGCTCCTGTGGTCGAAACAGAGACTGAAGCTGCAATGAAGAAAAAAGAAGAAATGCTTAAGGAAGAGATGATGAAAAAGAAAGAAGAAGAAACAAAAAAGATGAAGGCTGATTATGAAGAATCAATTGCCAAAGTTGTTTCAGAAAAAGACTCAGTTATCGCTCAAATGAAAACTGAATTAGACACAGCTAATGAAGTAATTGCTGGGTATAAAGCTAAAGAAGCTGAAATGCTCAAGAAAGAAAAGAACATGAAAAGAAAAGCTTCTCTTCTTGGCTGCGGTTTTGACGAAGCAACATCAGAAGCCACAATTGAAAAATTTGACTCTTTAGCTGATGATGCTTTTGATGCCATGACCACTCTTTTTGCTGGAAAAATGCCACCATGGTTGGAAAAGATCAAAAAGGGAGATGATGAAGAAACTGATAAAACAAAAGATGGCAAAAAGAAAGCATCTGTTGAAGAAACAGTAGATTCATCTGCTCTTGAAAATGTTGAAGTAGAAGAGACTGTCAACCTTGGGGTTGGCAGCGATGTTCAGTCATCTGTTGATTCAACACGAGCTGAACTAATTGAATTTGTATGTGCTAGACTAGGCAAAAAAAACTAAATAAGGGAGAATAACATGGCTCTTAAACCAGATCGTATCGAATTACTAACAGACGTATCTTTCTTCATGAACACAACAGGCGTCAGAGGCGGTGTGGTCTCTACTGTCACTAGTGGTTCTGGGGTATCTATGGATGATGCCAATGGCGTTGTAGCTTATGCTGCCGTTGCCAGTGGTGCTCTTCCAATTGGTGTTCTACTTAATGACGTTGTTAACTATGATCTAACTCGTCAACACATCAACTGGCATAAAGATGAAGTACAGCTTGGTGGCAAAGTTACACTACTAAGAGTTGGTCAAGTAACCACAAACATGGTTGCTGGCACCCCATCAGCTGGTAGTGGTGCATACGTTGGCGCTAATGGTCTCATTGGTACCAGCTCAACAAACGCAGTTAAAATTGGTTCATTCCTCAGCTCAGTTGATTCTGACGGTTACGCCAAAGTATCAGTCAATATCCAGTAATTATAAAAGGGAGAAAACTCATGTCAGCAGTTAACACAAAAGCATTTAAGCCAACCCCAGAATTAACAGATCTTCTCGTTCGTTCTGGTTCAGCTAATAGAGAGGTTTCTCTAGCAGCCAATGCAGAATTTGCAAAAGCTCTAGAACAACCACTACGTCAGGGACTACTCAGTGGCGATATTCTCGATGGTATCTTCGAGCCAATTCAATTGGCCCAAAGTGCTACTCCAGAATTCCCACTAGACTTCTTAGCTCCAGGTACAGAAAAGGACTTCGTAGCCTATACTGTACCAAATCATGGTTATATTCCAGAGCGTCATGTTGAAGGCGACTATGTCATGGTTCCAACCTATGACATTGGTTCTTCAATTGACTATCTCTTAAAGTATGCTCGTGATGCTCGTTGGGACGTTGTTGGTCGCGCTATGGAGGTTCTTGAAGGTTCATTCGTCAAGAAGCTCAATGATGACGGCTGGCACACCCTTCTAGCTGCTGGTGTTGATCGCAATATCGTTGTTTATGATAGCGATGCTGCTAGTGGTCAATTTACCAAGAGACTAGTTAGTCTTATGAAGACCGTTATGCGTCGTAACGGCGGTGGTAACTCTGCTAGTAACAATCGTGGTTTACTAACAGATCTTTATGTTTCTCCAGAAAGTATGGAAGATATCCGTAACTGGGGTATTGATCAAGTTGACGAAACAACTCGTCGTGAGATCTATACCGCTGCTGATGGTACACTCAACCGTGTATTCGGTATCAACCTCCATGATCTTGACGAACTAGGTGAAGGCCAAGAGTATCAGTTGTTCTATACTAGCACTCTCAGTGGCAGTCTACCCGGTAGCAAGAATGAGATTGTCGTTGGTCTTGATCTTCGCAAGAGAGATAGTTTCATTATGCCAGTTCGCCAAGAAGTTCAGATCTTCGAAGACGATACACTACATCGTCAGAAGAGAGCTGGTTTCTATGGTTGGGCCGAACAAGGCTTTGCCGTTCTTGATAACCGCAGAGTATTACTTGGCGCAGTATAATAATCAAACTTTAGTAACTCTACTAAGCAATTAAGGCTGGCTTCGCGCCAGCCTTTTTTGTTAGGTGTAACTAATAATAGATATTAATAAAATTTAAAGGAGATTGATATGGCTTGGCAAACAGACATTATTTCCCTTGTTAGGGTTATGATCAATGATCTGGGAGAAACTCCACAATATAGCGACGAAAGACTGATACAAACCATAACAGTTGCAGCCAAATATCTTCAATTTGACGTTAATCTAGAACGTAAATATGATGTTGATTTAGAAAATCAAACAATAACACCAGATCCTACAGATACTGATGATGATATTTTCTTATGTATAGCTGGTCTAAAAACAGCATGTATTATAGATCAGAGCACCTTCAGATCTAAAGCAGCTCTTGAGGGGATTAGAGCAGCCCTAGGCCCCGCCCAATTAAGTGTTGGTGGACATATGGAAGGTTTTAAACAAATACTTGAGCATGGCCCCTGTAAGCTTTATGCTGATCTTACAGAACATTGGGACGTTCAAAATGCCACGGCTGTTGCTGCTATTCTTAGTCCATTCGTTGGAAATAAATTTGATCCATTTATGTTGCCATACGATGATCATCGTCATAAAAACTTTTATTCATAATCATAACAATTAAAAATGAAACCCCAATATCATGCTTAAATTATTAACTACTAGATAGCCACTAGTGCTTTCAGCGCCATCTTTTAGGTGTATATTCTAATATCGCAATACTAGTATTATAAAGGCGTAATCAATGGCAGCAGAGAAATACGATTTTACTATCGAACAAGGATCGTCTTTTAAAATGTCATTAATTTATAAAGACAATGACGGTAATCCAATAGACTTAACAAATTGGTGTGCTAGATTGATATGGAAAACAAACACAGATATAACTCAGTCTTTCACATCTGAAAATATGGACTATAGCGTATACAAATTCATGATCGAGCCAGTAATCGGCAAACTAACACTGATGATTCCAGCTAATACAACAAATAGTTTTACTTTTAATACGGCTAAATACGATTTAGAATTAAGAGCAGATGATGATTTGTATAATGGAGGAGGTAAATATGTTAGTAGATTACTTTACGGCACCGTAACTATCACTAAGAGATTTAGTCAATCGTCTACATTATTGGTATGCCAATGAGTGATTTTACGCTTGAAATTAATGATACTAAACATAATATTGAAATAGAAACATCAATATCTAACATTATTAATAATTTAGAACTTATAACCTCAACAGATAAAAACTTAGAAATAATTACAGGTTATTCTGCTAGTTTAATTTTTGCTAGCGATATTATTGGTTTAGATAACTATATAGCTAATTTTATAGATACCTATGAGATAGACTGCGGAACCCCATAATAACAAATTAAAACGGAGAAAAAAATGGCTGTTCAAACATTACTTCAGATTCGTAGAGGTACAGCAGCAGAATGGGTATCAACAAATCCTGTACTAAGTGCTGGCGAATGGGGCTACGAGACAAATACTGGTCGATATAAAATTGGCAATGGTTTAACAGCATGGAATAGTTTAGTTTATTCGTCCCTATTACCCAACTCATCTGATCTGGTCGGAACTAGCGGAGTAGGAATAAGTTTTGCAAGCGTCACAGGAGTTCCGGTAAGAATATCTGTTACTGGTATTCAATCTACTCAAGTAAATGATTTCACTAGTGCTGTTAATTCTTTAATTACAGCAGCAGCAGTTAGTCCAACACAAGTAATGAGTATTGTTAATAGTGGTTTAGTTGAAGGAAATAATATAGACTTAACGTACAGTAGCGGCAATAGTACAATAACTGTTGCTGTCACGGGTCTTACCATAGGAACAGATGTACAAGCATACGATGCCGGATTGCAAAGTATTTCTAATTTAACAACATCCAGTAATAATTATTTATATACAACAGGAAGCGATACATATACTACTGGGGTTATTACGTCCTTTGGTAGAAGCTTGGTGGACGACACCGACGCATCAACAGCTAGAACTACGCTAGGTCTTGGAACAATTTCTACATTCAATAGTGGTGACTATTCATTAGCTGGTCATACACACACATCAAGTAATATTACGGACTTTAATAGTTCGGTGAGCGGCCTTGTAAATGGAATATATGCTCCATTAAATAGTCCAGCACTAACTGGAACACCAACAACTCCAACAGCATCGGCAGATACAAATACTACTCAAATAGCTAGTACAGCATTTGTTGTCGGACAAGCATCATCCTCGAACCCTATAATGGATGGTTCTGTAGCTATCGGATCTTCTCTAAAATATGCTAGAGCTGATCACGTCCATCCAACCGATACGTCTCGTGCAGCATTAGCGGGGGCTACATTCACAGGTTATGTAACTATTCCTAGCGGAAGTGGTAACTTTAATTCATTAAATGTTTCTAATGTTCCTGTTAGCATCAGTGGACACACCCACACCAGCTCCAATATAACCGACTTTAACTCTTCAGTGAGCGGCTTGCTAGGAGTCAAAAGTCTAGTTCAAGGAACTGGCATAGGTATCATAAATAATGCTGGCGCTCAAACAATTAGTGTTACAGGAATTCCAAGCTCGCTTATTACAGACTTAGGTAATATAGCAACAACCGAAGTTATTGGAAGAACAGGGGTGAAATTAACATACGATGGTGTTACAGACACTATGTATATTGATGCTACCGGATTATCATTTCAAGGTCATACACACACCTGGAATGAGATAACAGATGC